CGCCGAGGTCTACCTGTTCCGCTCCGCCACTGCGGCGGAATGGGAGGCCGAGTGGGATGACGGCGACTGGACCTACCTGTGCCGGCACGCTGATGCCCAGGCCAACTTCCAGGAGCTGATCGCCGAGATCCGTGAAGGCGCCCCCGATCACCAGCCCGTGCTGGTCTTCGGGGATCGCGTTTCCTTTCGCTATGGCGTGTGGCCCCAGTACAAGGCCAACCGCAAGAAGTACCGCAGGCCAGCCGGCTACAAACAACTGATCGAGTGGGTCGAGAAGGCGGCGCAGTCCCGCGGCTGGCTGGTTGCGCGCCTCCCTGACATCGAAGGCGACGACGTGCTCGGGGTGCTCTACGAAGGCGGCGACGTGATCGCCTCCATCGACAAGGATCTGCTCACTATTCCTGGACTGCACCTGCGCAATGGCGAGATCATTCACGCCAGCAAGCTCGAGGCTGATCGCACTTTCTATGCCCAGGTGCTGACGGGCGATGCGACTGATAACTACCCGGGTTGCCCCGGCTACGGCCCAGTGACAGCGCAGAAGGCCCTGGCCAGCTGCTCTACAGAGCTGGAGATGTGGGAGGCGGTGCTCGCCGCCTACGCTAAGAAGGCGCTCAGCGAGGACTATGCGATCACCCAGGCCAGGTGTGCTCGCATTCTTCGCCCTGGCGAGTATGACTTGCAAACCAGCACTCCCCTGCTATGGAGCCCGCCGGTAGCCTGAGTTCATCTGCAGTCCTGTAGTGGTTGCGCTTCCCCCGATCTCTGAGCGCCTGGTTAGCGCCTTGGCGCAGCAGTTCCCGGATCGTGCGCCGGATCTTCAGTGGACCGAGAAGGAGGTTTGGTTTCGCTCTGGCCAAGCCTCGGTGGTTCGCCACTTGATCGCCGTGATGCAGGAGCAATTCGAGAAGGGCATTGATCTGGAGGTGGGCTGATGTGCGTTGGAGGAGCAGGGGGAGGTGGCAGTGTTCCGGCGGCTCGTATCACGGATTCACTGAAGTCCACCAAGCAGTACAAGAAGGCCAAGCAGCGCGTCCAAAGGGTCAGGTCAAAGCAAGGCAGCATGGATGCTGCGACCTACAAGGCCAAGCTCAAGCAAGCCAGGCAGTCCAAGAAGTCCGTCAGCAGCAAATACAAGGACAAACGCGCCAACAACGTCGAGAACGACACCTTGTTCATGCTGGACAAGGTCAAGGATTTGCTCCGGAAAAAGGACCCTCTTAATAAAGCGTTCGATTCACTGAATCAGTCGAACCTGGGGCTGCAGGACACGCTCACGCAACTGAGCGACCTGGCCACGATGGCGGCCGACAATCAGCAACTGCTGCAGGAAGACGCCATGCGGCAGAGCCTCCTCAGGGGTGCGCCGCCACCAGAGGACAGCGCGGATGCGCCTGTGATCGGCCGTAACCGCGAAGGGTACGAGCGCCCTGGTCGCACGCGGCAGGCGCTGCGGATTGACCGCACACCATCCAGCACTCTCACCATTTAGGAGCACCGACCATGGCAAGCAAGGCGAAGAAAAAGATCCAGAAAGCCCTTAAGGGCAACAACAAACTGACCAACAGCGAGATCAAAAATCTCACCAACGCCGGCATCGGCTTGGACAAGATCATCAAGGTGGCCGCCAAGAACGACGCCACCATTGGCAAAGGCGCTCAGCAGTCTTTCAACATCGACCAGAACAAGAAGGGCGTCATCAGCTACACGCCGCCCTCCTATGCCAGTCCCCCGAAGCCCGGCTCAGGGTTTGCTGTGACAGGCGCGCAGACGGCATCGTCTCCCTATGTCAAGGGCCATAGCACCACCACGACGCTGCCGACTTACACCTACATGCCGTCAACGACGGTGAAGGTTACGCAGGCGCCGGCTGCGCCAGCAGCTCCTGCCCAGGAAACCCTGCCCGCCACCAACGCCACCGAGAACTGGGGCGAGTCAGTCGACGATGGCACCCAGGCCATGATCGACGCGATCAATCAAACGATCCTCGACAACCAGGCAAATCAGCAGCTCTACATGGGAATGATGAGCGACATGATGGGCCAGATGGCGGCAGTGCAGCAGCAACCGCAGCAGGTTGCGACTCCCTATGCCGTCACGACATCGGCCAATGCACCCGTCCAGGGCGCACAGATGACCCAGGCCATCAACCCCAGAAAGAAGAACCTGAATACTTCGCTGGCGATTGCGCCGATTGAGACAGCTTCCGCCGGCACCGGCCTCAATATCCCCGTCTGATCATGGCCACTGCTGCTCAGCGCTATCGCGCACTTGAATCCGACCGCAACTACTACCTCGAGCGCGGGAGGGAGGCAGCACGGCTGACCCTGCCGTACCTGATTCCCTCTAGCAACGAGCCGACCAAGGGGAACAAAGAGGTGTTCCCGCTCCCGTGGAATGGCATCGGCGCCCGGGGCGTGCTCAATTTGGCGAGCCGGATGCTTTTGGCTCTTCTCCCTCCAACGCAGAGCTTCTTCCGGTTCACACTCAATGAGATGGAGATGATCCGGCAGAACATCAGCCTGGATCAGAAGTCAGAGTTCGACTCCGCCCTGGCAAAGATGGAGCAGGAGGTGCTCCGCTCGATCGAGTCGACCAACGATCGGGTCGCCTTTCACGAAGCCCTTCTGTGGCTGATTGTCTGCGGCAATGTCCTGCTCTACGTGGGCAAGGAGGGCCTGCGGGTCCATCACCTGAACCGCTACGTCTGCTGCCGTGACCCCATGGGCAACCCCTTGGAGGTAGTGACCTGCGAGGAGCTGGCGGTCAACGTGCTGCCGCCCGAGGTGAAGGCGCTACTCGAGGACGACGACGACGTTGTCGGCAAGCTCGCCAACGACGACTACGACGAGATCGGCGAGTACGACAAGACGGTCAAGATCTACACCCACGTCCGCTGGGAGAAGACCCGTGTTGCTTGGCACCAGGAGATGAAGGGCAAGGAGATCCCGGGCAGTGAAGGCGAGGCCCCGATGGACTCCAACCCTTGGATGCCCCTTCGGATGTCGCGCGTGGACGGGCAGCCGTACGGCGTTGGCTATGTCGAGAGCGCTGCACTGGCCGACCTCAAGACAGCTGAGGCCCTGAGCCAGGCGGTGTCCGAGGGCTCCCTGGCCAGCGCTGCAATTCGCTTCCTTGTGCGACCCAACGGCGTCACCAAGGCCAAGAGCCTGGCCGAGGCAGCCAATGGCGCCTTCGTGGTGGGTGACATCAACGACGTCCAGGCCCTGCAGGTACAGAAGGGCGGGGACATGCAGGTGGCCATGGCCGGCCTGGCCCGGGTGGAGGCACGGCTCAGCCAAGCGTTCATGCTCGCCGACGTCCGCGACTCCGAGCGCACGACAGCTGAAGAGGTCCGCCTTCAGGCGCTGCAGATCGAGAACAGCCTGGGCTCCATCTACTCAATCCTGACCACCGAGTTTCAGACCCCTTACGTCAGCCGCAAGCTGGATCTACTGATCCGCCAGGGCAAGCTCGAGCCACTGCCCAAGGATCTGATTCGGCCCGTTGTTTCTGTGGGACTGGCTGCGGTGGGCCGCAGCAACGACCTGGAAAAGGTGGTGCGCTTTGTGAGCACCATCGCGGAGCTGGGCAATGCCATCGGCCAGCAGGAAGTGACGATGCGGGTTAACCCGTCAGAGCTGATCCGCCGCCTCGCCGCCTCGATGGGCGTCGACACGGTCGGCCTGATCAAGACCGATCAGGAAGTGGCGGCTGAGCGGCAGCAGGCGCAAGAGCTTGCTCTCGCCCAGCAGGCCATGGCATCGCCGATGGCCGATCCACAGAAGCAGGCCCAGGCCGCTGCGATCGAGCAGCAAATGGCCACTGACCCAACCACCGAACCGCAAGCCGCATGACCGCCACCCCCGTCGACAACAGCCTCAGCAACGCCGAGGCCATCAACGAATCGCCCGTCGCTCCTGGACAAGAAGAACTCCTTAACGAGTTCCTGGCCGAGCGCGATGGCGAACAACAGGCTCAGGAGACCGAGAAGATCCTGGGCAAGTTCAACAGCGCCGAGGAGCTGGCCAAGGCCTACCAGGAGCTTGAGAAAAAGCTGGGTCAGCCCAAAGACCAGCCCGAGCTCCCTGAGCCTTCACAGCCCAAGGCTTACACCCGGGATGAGGGCGTCAAGGAGTACGGCGAGTTTTTGGCCGGCAAGTTCGAGGAGGCCGAGTTCAACCCCTACGAGATGGCCGAGGCCTATGAGGCCGGCCAGGACGTCGAGCCCTTCATGGAGAAGCTCGAGTCAGTGGGCATCCCCCGCTCGATCGTTGAGCGCTACCTCGAGGGCGGCTACGAGAGCGACTCGGCGGAGCTCAGCCCTGATGACACCGCCGAGCTCAAGGGGCTAGTGGGCGGTGATGAGCAGTTCCAACAGCTCTCGGCATGGGTGAAGGACAACGTGCCCAAGGAGGAGATCGACGAGTACAACGCGGTCGTCGCCAGCGGCAACAAGGATGCGATCCGCTGGGCGCTGCGTGCCATGCAGGCTCGGGCCACTCAAGGTTCGGCCCCCTCTCGCCCACCGCTGAAGGAGCCTGAGCTGGTGGGCAGCGGCCGCCCGCCTGCCGGCGGCAAGACGTTTGAGTCGAAGGCTCAGGTGCTCGAGGCGATGAACAAGCTCAACGGCAAGGGTCAACGCTTGTACGACGTTGACGAGGCCTACCGGGCGCAAGTGATTCGAATGCTGGATGCCTCAGATGTTTTTTAGGTACATTCAGTTCAGGCGATCTCTACGCCCCTGGAACTGAACGGGCCTCCCTAGGGAGACAACCCGGTGCAGAGGGGAAGAAGTGGCCTTTCAACTTCTTCTGTGAAACACCATGGCTACCCCTCCCGATGCCGCGCTTCAGCGGCTTGGTCAAATCAAAGGCACGGGCGACGACCGTGCCCTCTTCTTAAAGCTTGGAGCCGCTGAGGTTCTTGACGCGTTCGAGCGCACCACCGTGTTCAAGGGCAAAACCCGCGAGCGCAATATCAAAGGTGGGAAGAGTGTCGCCTTTCCTATCACCGGAAAAATGTCGGCGCGATACCACTCGCCCGGCGTGCCAATTCTGGGTGAAGGTAACAACCCTTCGGACATCAACGAGCGCCTGATCGAGCTCGATGGCCTGATGATCGCCGATG